ATTGTTAGTTATTGTTAGTTATTGTTAGTTATTGTTAGTTATTGTTAGTTATTGTTAGTTATTGTTAGTTATTGTTAGTTATTGTTAGTTATTGTTAGTTATTGTTAGTTATTGTTAGTTATTGTTAGTGATTGTTAGTGATTGTTAGTGATTGTTAGTGATTGTTAGTGATTGTTAGTGATTGTTAGTGATTGTTAGTGATTGTTAGTGATTGTTAGTGATTGTTAGTTATTGTTAGTTATTGTTATTATTTTTAATTTTTTATTTTTAACTTTACTTTATTGTGTAATTTATTTATGTATCTTAATAATTTCTAATTTAATCATAAGAAAGAATTATCAAATACTATCAAATACTATTCAATATAATAATAATTATCTATTAAAATCAAAAATGACATTGAAAACTAATAGCAAAATTAGTAAAATTAGTAAAACAGATAAATTTCATATTATGACTGCTAAAAATATAATTTGGGGTATAACTGGATTAACTCTTGGTGTTATTATTAATGATATAGTTATTTACATATCAAATAAATTTCATATTAAATATTTATTTATACAAAATATGTTACAGATAACTTTATGTGCAATTGTAGTAAGTTTTTTACATACCTATTATTTATATGGATGGGATTGGCAACACTTAACACCTGAACTATTTTTTGTATCATTTTTCTTTGGAGTCCAATATAAAATGTTAACTAATATTCAACATTCATATCAAATTGATGATACAAATAATTATAATAATAATAATAATAAATAAATACATTTTTAAATTTTTTATTTCATTTTTAACTTAAACATAAATTATTAAACATATTTATAATTATATTAATTATATATCTAGATACTAAAACAATACAAACAATACAAACAATCAAAATAAATCAATCAAAATAAATAAATCATAAATCTTAAAATGTCATCCCAATCATTTCAATTTATTTCCCCAATAGGAACTCGTTATAAATCTCCAATCCTTTCTCGTATTTGGTCTAATGATTCTAAAATTAGAAGAATGCGGCAATTATGGGTAGATTTAGCAACATATCAAAAAGATTTAGGGGTTCCTGAAATTACAGATAAAGGAATACAAGAATTGCAAAATAGTTTATTTACTATTAATTATGATAAGATAGCAGAATATGAACATAGGTTTAAGCACGATATAATAGCACATATCCACGCATATAGTGATTTATGTCCTAATGCAAAACCATTTATACATTTAGGAGTAACTAGTAATTTCATCAATGATAATGTTGATATGATTATTGTAAAAGAATCTCTAAATATAATTAATACCCTAATAACAAAACTATTTGATACATTAAAAACAAAATCAATTGAATATGCAAATGTTCCTACACTGGCATATACTCACCTCCAACAGGCACAACTTACTACCATTGGAAAACGTTTTACTATGTGGAATGCCGATATTGCAATTGATATTGATAATTTAAATAATGTAATAACCCAATTGCCTTTTAGAGGGATTAAAGGCACAGTAGGAACAGAAGACACCGTATTGAAATTATTTAATGGAGACCATTCAAAATGCGATATGCTTAATAAAAAGTTAGGTAATAAGTATGGATTTACAGATGAACAATTGCTTATTATATGTGGTCAAACTTATTCTCGTAAATATGATGTAATGGTTTTCCAAATAATGAGTAATATTTGCCAATCTATATATAAAATGATGGATGATATTAGATTATTATCTGGTAAAGATGAAGTTTATGAATCATTTGGAGAAGAACAAGTGGGTTCTAGCGCCATGCCTTATAAAAAGAATCCTATTACATGTGAGAAAATATGTTCTCTATCTAGACATGTAATTACACAGGAAATAGGAATGATTCAAACATATATGAATCAATGGTTAGAAAGGAGTTTGGATGACTCGGCAATTAAAAGGATTATATATCCAGAATGTTTTATGTTGCTAGAACACATTTTAACGGAATCTATATCTTGTATTGAAGGATTAGTATTTAATAAGAAACAAATTGAAAAATCTGTATCTGATAGTATGTATAAGATTATTACAGAAGAAATTATTCTTAATGGTGTTAAAATGGGTTATGTACGAATTGATATTCATGACCGTATTAGAAGCATATTGACTAAACCTTTGAAATCTTTTGATGATGATAATAATTTTGATTTAAATACTATTGCAGATATTTTTGGTAGTGATAATGTTATATCTGGAATAATTAGAAATTATAATATAAGTCTAGAACCAAAAGATTATATAGGTCGGTGTGTAGAACAGATTAATAAGTTTTATAGTTTGAATAGTGTTTTGTGAATAGTATTGTTTGAATAGTGTTGTTTGAATAGTATTTTTTGAAATTAAAGTTTTAAGTTTTAATTGATTTTGTTTTACAAGGTATAAATTTTAAAGATTCACTATTCATACAATAACGTAATCCAGTAGGTGGTGGACCATCATTAAATAAATGTCCCAAATGACAATCACACCTGGTACATTCTACACTGGTCCGGGTCATACCTAATGTTTTATCAATTTCTGTTTTTACATTATAGTTTGATATTGGTATATAAAAACTAGCCCATCCTGAACCTGAATTATATTTTGTAAATGATGTAAATAATGGAAGATTACAACATATACAATGATATACTCCAATTTTATTATCATAATCACTACTCATTTTTCTAATACCAGTATGTTTTTTACGAGCAATTTTATATATTTCATTACCTAATTTTTTTTTCCATTCATTGTCTGTTTTATATATTTTTTTACTAATACTGGTTTAGTTAGATTAGATAGATTAGATAGATTAGATAGATTAGATAGATTTGTATTATTTTTTTTAGTATTATTTGTTTTGCATATATTATTTTTAAGTGCTACATAAACTTTTATAGTTTTCATTTTAATTATTTATTAGATTTTATTATATTTTATTAGATTTTATTATATTTTATTATATTTTATTATATTTTAAAAAAGTTCAAAAGGAGAAATTAAGTTTAATTTAGTAACTAGAATTGGTATGAGTGAAAATGGTATTAGATTTAAGACTTAGCAATTTTAGTAAAAAAAGTTGATACAATAATTAATAATACAAAACAAGCCCAAAATGTTATAAGTGAAATTTTACAAACTAGAATCTCATTATCATTGATAGTTAGTTTTTTATCATCAAGAGTAAACATAGAATATGTTATAATACCAATACCTGAGAATATAAAAATTATAATACCAATACAAATCCAAAAATAAATAATATCCATTGTTGTAAGGTTATTAAATTTAATATTAATTTTACAATTATTAATATATTTATTCATATCCATATTTAGGATTATTATTAGGATTATTAAAAATTATATTTATTAATATATAATAATATAATAATATAAATAAAAATAAAAAATAACTAAATCATAAATAAAAATAAAAAATAACTAAAAAATAAATGTAATGTAATGTAATGTAATGTAATGTAATGTAATTATAAACTAGTGCAAATGTTAAATATATCGGGGAATGGGCAAGCAGGACATGATGTTCCACCAATATTACTACCTCCTATACTACCCAATACTCGCGGTTTAGCAGTAAATGCAAATAGAACAAATGCAATGAAAATCCAAAATGGTAGCCATTCAAATGAAAATATAGAACACCCGATGGAATATGAGTCTACACAATCTAAACTTTCAGTATCATTTTCATTAAAATTACTATTACCGTTTCCATTACCGTTTCCAGTACCGTTTCCATTACCGTTTCTATTCATCATCATACAAGCATTCATAGAATTATTTTGTTTACATGGTCTTTCACATGTTAATTGAGACATATGCAGTTTTAAATCATGAACTTGCTGTCTCAAAATCCTGAGTTCGTTAATAATAGCATGAGTATGTGCATTCATTTGCAAACCATAATGACATTTGGAAACTTTAATTGTGGATTGCAACTCTTGCTCTTGTTGGGCTTTTTGTCTTGCTGCTTCCAAAGCCTCCTCCTCCTTGGCAATATTTTCTAAAAGTTGTAGTCTTGCCTCGGGAGATAATTGTTTTAATTGGGAATGCAAACATTGTTCTGCAAGGCTAGGTATTATTTCGATTTGTTTAATTTCTGCTTTGCATTCTGCTTTGCATTCTGCTTTGCATTCCTCTTTGCAGTCAGGAATGCTTGCAGTTTGTGGTTGTTCATTAATTATAGATTCCATTTATTTATAATTAATTTTAATTAGTGTCTTGATTAGTTTCTTGATTATTTGTGTTTTTTTTTTATTTTTTTGATTTTTTATAAATTATGTTTTATTATATTTAATAAATATTATAAATATTTTGAAATAAACTACAAAAAAAATTATAAGAAATATTTTATATAACTGTAATTTATAAGATACTGTAATTTATAAGATACTGTAATTTATAAGATACTGTAATTTATAAGATACTGTAATTTATAAGATACTGTAATTTATAAGATATAAAAATGCCTAGTAAATCAGCAATATTTATTATAATATATATTGTATGTGCAATTTTACTGTTTATTATATACTACAATTTATCAAATGATAATTTTAGAAATAGGAAAACTGGAACAGGTATAGTTCCAATATATTTCAATTATGATATTTATAGCATTACAGGTTCAGTAGGAAATCCTAATATAATACATGGTCCTGGATGCCAGTGTGGATGTGAAAAATCAATTTCAAAATATGGAAATTCTAATTATGTAAATCCTGATATGTCAGCATATTTCAAACAATATATAAATCAAAGCAGCTTTTAGCCGTTTTTAGCCGTTTTTACGAAAACGGCACTAAAAGTTCCTCCGGGAAATAAAATATAAATATAAATATAAATACATACACATGTAATTAATAATAAAATGAAACTCTTGGTTTTACCCGTAGCTAAAAAAATTGAATTATTTTACATTTTGTATTTGTAATATTTACATTTTGTAATTATATTATTCTAAATCTACATCTCCCGTAGGGACTTTTAGTGCCGTTTTCGTAAAAACGGCGAAATGAGTGAACAATTAATTGTCGTGATTTCAGATCTAGCTAAACATATATTAACTACATATTATATTAAATTTGAAGATACAAAGCTTAATTTGCTTGTGTATGCATTCTTATCAATTGTAATTTCCTTTATATTAAAAATCATTTTCAATTTTGAATCATTTAAAGAGCAGATAAAACACACAAATTGGTTTATAAGATATAAAATATTTAGAACTAAAATTACAATTTATCCTTGTCATAAAGAAATGACAGATACATATTATTCGCCTTTTATTATGGATAAAGATAGAACAGATAGAAATAAACTTAAACAATATGAGTTATTTGGTAAAAGTAAGTATTATTTTCTAGAAACATTAAGTATTAGATTATATAAAAACCGTTCTTTTAATAAAAACAATGAACATGTTTGTGATTATATTTATAATTTCCGTTTAGACACTAATAGTGTTGAAAGTAAACCATCAAAAGTTAAAGTCACATATCAAACATTTAACAATTATTTTGAATCAAAAGCAAAAGATTTAAAAGTAATTGCATTTATTAACGGCTACTATATAATGATTGATGTTTCGGCATTTAATACACGAGAAGATGAAGATATACGTATAATGAGCACTGATAGAGGTGCTTTGGAATCTTTTATGAAAATAATCCAAAATGATATAGATGAGAATAAATCTCTTATTGCTCCTAACAAAGGATACTTGGAAGTTGTAGAATATGACCGCAAAACGGAAATTATTAAACTCGGTAATGTAAAACCCGCATTATGTTTTGATAATTATATTAGTCGTCATAAACTTATGATACTACGCAAATTAGAGTCATTTATAAATGGTAATTTATACAAAGGAAACCCTTATTTTGAAAACAATTTGGGTTTTATGCTCCATGGTTTTTATGGCACCGGTAAAACTTTTCTAATATCAGCAATTGCTAATTACTTGAAAAGAAACATTTATACAGTTAATTTCAGTAAGATTAAAACTAAAAGCGAATTTCGTTATATAATGAATCCTGATAATATTGAAAAATATGTATATAGTTTTGATGAATTTGATATCCTATTGGGTTCATTATTAAATACAAGTACCAATACCAGTGGTGATAAAGCTGAACAAGCCGCAGATTTGAAAACAAAGATACAATGTATATCAATGCAAATTAATTCTTGTAATGACCCAGATGAAAAACAAGTTCTTATTGAACAAATGAAAACTTTGATAGACAATGGCAATAGTGATATATTAACACTAGATTTCTTATTAGGAGAAATGAGTGGTTTAACATCTATAACTAAACGTGTAATAATAGCAAGCACTAATTTTCCAGAAAAGATTCCCAAGGCATTATTAAGACCTGGTCGTTTTGATATTGTATTACATCTGGGACATTTTAATGATACCGAGATTAAAGAATTGCTTATAAAACTATATAAGCCAAATGGCGAAGATTTGAAAACTATTAAGAAAACCGTTTTCAAAAATGATAAATATACACCAGCACAGCTTATTATGCTAGCTAGTGATTATCTCAATGTTAACGATTTAATTACTGTTTTAACTAAGAATACTGGTGAAAACACTATTATGTATGGCTAGGGGGGTGCATAGTTTTATAGATAACTATGGGGTGCATAGGGTTGTATAGTTTTATAGATAACTATTTAACAGTTTTATAATACTTAATATTTTATTTTTTTGTATTTATTATGTTTAATTTATGTTTAATTTATTATTATTTTAATTTATTATTATTTTAATTTATTATTATTTTAATTTATATCATAAATATATATATCTAGATACAAAACTACATCTAGATACAAATGGATATTGAATCTATTATAGTATCAAATGTTATTAATAATAAAAAAAATAAAACATTACAAACACAATTACAATCTATTCCAATATCTAGAATATTGCATATACCAAAGACAAATTGTTTCGGTGTATTTGTATCTATTCGGCGTTCAATACCTTTACAAACATATCCAAATGATATACACGGATGTATTGGTTATTGGTCTCATAATTATACGGTTTTATCTAAAACAGAAATTATTTCTCATTTAATGGATGTAAGCCTTAGTGCAATGTATAGTGATAAGAGAAAGGATTATTTTCCTCCAATTAATACTGACCCAAATGCAATTATTGAAATAGATTTTATGATGCTACCACTTATACCAATTGATTCTAAAACAGGTATGCTAACTGATGGAACCCCATTCAAGAATTCGAAATATGGTCTTATTGTTGAAGGAAAAAATAAATCTACAAGGGCAACATATTTGCCTCATGTATTTCCAGATACTACACCATGGGCGAAATTAAAGGGAGACCTAATATCAAAAGCTGGTGCAAGTAATAATAGTAATCAAAATGGTAATCAATTTATGGCATATACTATTAAACAATTAACAAAAAAACTTGGTAAAATGTAAATATACCTAAATGTAAATATACAAAAAATAAAGCAAAAATGTAATAAATATTATCTTTATGTCTATTTGACTATTTGACTATTTGACTATTTTTTTTGAACATCCATATTGCATTTCATCTAACCGGTGTACTATCCAGTGTCCTAATCGTTTTGTTCATCCCAAGATAAATTCTCATTAAGAATACGCAATCTTTCAATCTCAGCCAATCTATTATCCTCGGCTAATTTCTCAGCCTCAGCCTTTTCTCTTTCAGCCTCAGCCTTTTCTCTTTCAATTCTACCTATATCACTAGTTTTAGATGCAATTTTTTTTAGATTTTTTTTAGAATTATATTCCTCTAATTCCTTTTGTTCCTGTTCTGCTTTTTTTAGTTTAATACGTTCCTCTCTTTCTTTCTGTATTTCTAATGTTGATTTATTTGCTAATGCTAATTTCTGTTTTGCTGTTAATTTACTATTTACGCCTTTTAGTTTAGATGGATTGGTTGGATTAGATGAATTGGATGTAGTTTTGGCTATTGGTTCTTTATCCTCATCATAATCATCATGGGGATTATTATAACACCCGGCAAATATATCATCATTATCAAATAACTTATTACTACCTTTACTGCCTTTAATATTTTTATTCATATTACTTACTTTACTCATTTTTTATATTTATTTATATTTATTATATGAAGTTGTATTTAAATACTTTATATTAGTTTAGTAAATAAATTACTTATTAATTTACTTATTAAATTAAGTTTATAAAAATTCAATTTTTATTAGACTAAAAACTTTATTAATAAATTATGTTAAAAAATGTTAAAAAACATATACTATAAATATAAAAATTGAATAATTTGCTAATATAATTCAAATTATATAATCATAAGTTTTAGATTGTGTATCTAGATACAAATATACAAAATACAAATATACAAAATATAAATATACAAACATACAAACATACAAATATAATGTCTACATCAATAGTTTTTCAACACCCACCAATGATTAATAAATGTATTAATAAATATAATGATGAGTGTGATAATGATGAGTGTGATAATGATGAGATTGGTTTATTAGAAATAATAGAAATTACAATTGAAACTATGACACATATAAGAGAAGAGGTTCTAGATAGATTATTTTCTATATTAAGAATGATAAATAAATATAATCAAAGTCCAATTCAAGCTATGGAACATGACTACAATTCATTATTTGAAGAGTTAAAAATTAATTTTACATTTTCAAAAGCCTTTGATATTATAAATATGATGCTAGATGATAAAGTTATGGAAACATTTCCTTATATATATAAATTTATTAGTTTATATGATTATGAAATTAAAAATATAATTGTAAATGCAAATATGGAATATTGTATAAATAAATATGAAAAAACAAGACATTATGAAACTACAAATAAAGAAATTATTAATGAAATTAATAAAGTAGAATATTTTAATAGTAAAAATGTTCAAAGTGAAAATTGTAATGAAACCATAGTTTAATATGCAAAGGTGTAAAATCATATATATATATATAAGTATATAAGTATAAGTATAAGTATAAGTATAAGTATAAGTATCTAGATATGGATAATAATAATTTTACTATAAAAATTAATAAAATTAGTAATTCATATTTTATTAAACAATTAAAATTATATACACATAAAGAGTTTTTTTTGAAATATAAAGAGAATTTGACACCTTATTTTTGTTTTAGATATCTATACAATCCTTGTATAAAAACAACACAAAACAATGGTGTAAATAATGAAAACTATAATAAAACAGAAATTGATAATAACTTATATTACAATGAAATTTATGACCATTTCAAACATAATTACACATTAGAAAAATTTAATTATATATTTGATATTGCTATACATAATAAATTTAATACTATATCTTTCAAAAATGTTATGAATACATATGGATGCAATAATGATTGTAAAACATGTGTAAATCAAGAATATTGTTTCTAAAATAAATCATATGAAAAATTGAATTTAATTATATAGTAAAATAAAAATATAATTAATCATAAATAACAAATAACAAAACGCAAATCGCAAATCATATCAAATATGGCTCACAGTACAAATGATAGTGTAAATGATAATACAAATGACAATAATACATATCAAAATAGTTATATAAATATTGTTATAGAATATCCATCTCTATTAGTAGACGAAAATACTGACTTTACAAATTCATTAGATTTAGAAAATAAAATAGAAAATAAAATAGAAAATAAAATAGAAAATAAAATAGAAAATAAAATAGAAAATAAAATAGAAAATAAAATAGAAAATAAAATAGAAAATAAAATAGAAAATAAAATAGAAAA